CTGGAGTCTGCCAAGAAGGAGTACAAGGACTTTGAACGGCAACTGCAGAACAACAAGAACCTGCAAAAAGAGTTAGACCGTCAGGTTGCAAACGGTATAGCCGAACAGCACCGTCAGCAGGCGTTAAAGGAGGGCAAAGACCCTCAAAGCGACCCTGTGTATGCAAAGTCCGAGGCCGGTAAGCTGGCGAAAAAAGCCGCCGAGGAAGAAGCAAGACAGGCCGAAGAAAAAAGGAAAAACCTCCGCGAGTATGTCATGGGCAATATTAACGCCCAAAAGGCTGTAGACCAAGCCCGACAGCAAGCGTACGACAATAACAAAAAGAGGGCAAAGGAAGAATCTGAACAGCGTCAAAAAGACCAGCAAGCCCTTGAAAAGCATTTACGAGAAATGCAAAATAAGCCCAATTTTTCCGATTCGCTGAATAAAATGCTGGGGGTTAACGAGAATGTAATCAACTCTCCGAACAATAAGAAAAAGCGCAAGAAGCAGGAGGAAAAAGCAAGGCGGCTGTCCGAAAGCACCGATGATAACCTTCGCGAAAAAAATCTGCAGTATGACCAAAAGACGCGCTATGCCTTAGCAAAAAAACAGGCACAGGAAGAAGAACGCCAACAACGTGAAGCCCTCCGCAACGAACAACGGATGGCGGCTGAAAGGGAAAAAGCTCTCCGATATGAACAGCAGGTTAGGTCTGCTATAGCAAAGGCTGAATACCAAGAATCGCAGAGACAAGCCCGACTGGAGGAACGACAAGCACAGAACCTCCGCAAACTACAAGACCGAGTAGCTGACTTTCAACGGAAGGTGGATTTTGAGAAACGCCCCGGCAATGTGATGTCTGAAAAGGGGCTGTTTGCCCTTGAGCAAGAGCTTATCAAAATAAAGCGCATGGCTGATGGCATCGGTGCTACGGATATTTCTGCAAAACTTACCCGCAGTATGTTGGACGGCATCAATGTAATCGCCAAAGCCCAAAAGGAAAAGGACAAGGCCGCAAAGCAAGCCGACAAAGAGCAAGAGAAACGCCTTAAAGAGCAAAAGAAACTCATCGAGGATATTGCAAAACTTTACAAGGAAATTCAACAGCATAAAGGCAAGGACGGGCTGGGGTATTCACAAGCTGGTTACATAGGGACATTAAACCGAATCGAAAAACTGCGTAATCGGGCTTATGACACTGGTCTGACTGGAGATGCGGCACTTCTTAACCCCGGACTATTGCAGGGGGTAAATACAAAGGTCAGCCAATTTAACACGCGGATGTCCGAAGCGAAAGACAAAGCGCAAGAACTGTATATGCGGTTCAGAGAAACACGCACTGAAGCAGATCGCCTAAATTTCTTAAAAGCCAAGAACGACCTGCGGGAGTTAGAGAATCTTGCAGAGGATTTTAACAAGTCCATAAGTAAGGCGGCGCGGCATGATTTGACTATCGGCAATATCGCCAAGCGAGCACGGGAGCACTTTAACTGGACTGCCGGAGCATTTGTCGAAAATAAAATAATCGAGTTCCCACAGAATCTCATCGAGGATGTATCAAAGTATGAGCTGGCTATGGCTGGTGTCGCACAGGTACTTCCGAAAGCAGAACAGGGACAAGCCGCACTAAACGAGCAGTTCCGTGGTTTTGCTGATACTGCCGCAAAATACGGTCAGAACCTTGACGGCGTAATTGAGGCCGCTAAATCTATCGGTCGTATGTATGGGCAAGGAGACGGCAACGCTGATGTAGGTGCGTTAAACACTCAAATCCTTACCCAACAGGCCGCAAAAATGGCAACGGTCGATAACTTCGATATGCTGGAGGCAACGCGAGGTCTTGAATCGGCGTTATCTCAGTTCAACCTGCAGACTGAGGACAGCAATCTCCTTATGCAACGGTCGGGGCATATTCTCGATGTGTGGACGAAACTGGCTCATAGTTCGGGCGCATCCGCGCAAGATTTGACTGCAGGTGTAAGCAAGGCCGGAGCCGCCGCGAAAAACGCAGGTGTTTCCTTTGAAATGCTCAACTCGCTTATTGCAGTTGGAGTTCGCTCCACGGCTGAAAATGGCGGGGTTATCGGCAACAGCCTGAAGTCAATGTTCTCCAGTATCTTGTCCGATAAGAATATCAAAAACATGGAGCAGTTTGGTATTCAGATTTACAAAATCGGCAAAAAGGGTACAAAGGAACTGCGGCCTATGAAGGATATTATTCTCGATATTTCCAAGGCTCTGAGTGAAAATCCTAAGAATGTAGACACCAAAGGACTGCGCGAGTTTATGATGCCTATTTCCGGAGGCAAACAGCAGTATTCTCGTGTAATGGCTATCCTCGGCAACTATAAAGAGTTACAGCGTACAATGGAAATGGCTGATAATGCTAACGGATTCACTAATAAACAGTTAGAATTGCAGTTAGATACGATTTCTCGTAAGTTTGAAACCTTAAAAGCCAACGTGGCTCAACTCTTTGTAAATAGCGGTGCTGATGGGCTGGCAAATGACCTCAAATGGATTCTTGACTGTCTGAATCGACTGACACATGCGCTGGCGAATAGTGACAGCCATTTTTACAAGTGGGCTAAATATGGAACTATGGCTCTTATCGCATGGAAAGCTATCCCCGCATTTATCAACATGGCCACCAAAGCCCTTGCTCGGTTCAATGTGGCAAAACAGGCAGGTTCTATCGGCGAAGCCGCAGGAGCAGGTCTTTTCGGGGGCATAAAAACCAATTATCAAGCAGAAGTCGATAAACAGAAAAAAGCCCGGATGAAAAAGGCTGGTATCGACACTCACGAAATGCAGGATGCAATCGCCGTTGCGGCTGGATGGGACAGATACACTCAAGCGGTAGAAAAGAACACCCTCGCACAGCGACTAAATGACAAAATAGCCACGGCAACATGGGCAGGTGCAAAAGCAAAAATAACGGGACTCATCCCGACTTTCGGTGGGATAACGGCATCAACTAAAAAAACTGGCACCTCCTTAAAAGGAATGATGACCTCTATAAAAACTTGGGGAGCGGCTCTTGGTCGTGGAACGGGGGCTGTGAGAGCATTAACCACTGCAATAGGCTTAGTTGGTTCTGTTGGCAGTGTAGCGTTTGCGGGACTTAGGGGTGCTGTCTCTCTGCTAGGTGGCCCGTTGGGTGTTGCGATAACACTGGTTTCTTTGTTGGCTGGGCATCTTGTTTCAATGGCTGTTGATTCAGACCTTGCAACGGATAAAATCAGAGAACTAGCAGAGGAAACTGATAACCTTACTGTCGAGGTCGGCAATGAAATGGAACAGATGGCAGAGCAGACCGAAAAGGCTCAAGAGCTTGCTGAACAGTATAACGGTCTTGTCGATAAGCTAAAAGAACTGCAGGAGGCCGATGACGGCTCTACGGAGTCAGCACAGCGACAAAACGAAGTCCGAGAAGAAATGGGGCGTATCAGTAACGAGATACAGGAAATTCTCCATGCGAACTCTATTGAGTTTGACGAAGATGGTAAGATAAACAAGGAAACCGTTGAAAAATTGGCTCAAGCCAATTACCAAGAAGCCACTAATAAAATAAATCAGACGATGCAAAAGGTTTCTGCTGAAAAGTGGGCTACTGACCAAAGTATTAAAGCCACAAAAGCCAGAATTGCCGCGCTAAAAGCAGAGGCCAACGATACGACATTTGTCTCGGCGGCTTACCGCGCTATGTATACCGCAATTACGTTGGTAAAAGAGGCCGTTGTCGGGTTGGATAAGATGCTTCTTGGGGTAATGCAAAGTTCCCTCGGTGGCAAAGTCCTTGATGCGGTTTTTGGTAAACACGTTGTTGACAGTTGGATTGAATCGTCAAAAGAGCGTATAGCGGCTGGCGTTAAAGAGAATGATTACCGATGGGGACAGCTGAAAGACCCCACGCAGTTATGGGGACGAGTACAAATAGCAGAGGCAGAGGTTCAGTTAAAAGAGGCAGAAGGACTGTCGGAGTCTTTGAATGACCAGTGGAACGGTATGTACGCTCTCAGCCACGGCCTGTCTTACGACAAAAGCACTCATACTTATAAAGAGCGTCAAAAAATCAACCCCACAAAGGAAAATCCAAACGAAGGTACAACGGCAACGGAACCGAAACCTCCGAAGGGCAAAAAAGGTAAAGGCCGTAGCGGGTCGGGGCGTACCAAGAAGGAAGATTATCTGTATGATGATGAGGAGTCAAAATCATTTTCCAAAGCGTCTAAGCATATTAACCAGTCCTACTCCGATAAGGGGGTAAGTGTTCCGCTGTTACAGGCTGTTGCTAATGCGCTGAATGGTGGTAACTTCAAAGGAGTCGCAGACCCATTCCATAATGGTGCTAAAAACGCATGGGACAGCTCTTATAATTTTGCTGAACAGCTAAAAAAGGAGTTCCAGCACGAAGAAGATTTACAGTCAGCGTTGGAAAATATTTTCAAGGGCTGGGGTATCTCGTGGAAGAATGTTATTGACAATGCAAGCGAACTGGATAAAAAATACAACTACAAAAGGCGCGAAAGATATTTCAAAGACCCGACTGAGGGTGATGTTTCAAACAGTGTAAGCTCTTCCGATGTGCGGCAGGGACTTCAAAAAGGGATTGACGCATGGCTGGGGAGCACGACAAACCTTCATAGGGTAGGCTGTGTAGAAGCTGTCGAGAAGGTCGGCTCTTTTTACAGCGAGTTCTTAGCAAGAGAGTATAACAAAGGTGTTCGGTATATTCCTACGTTAATGAAAGATGCGGCGGCGGCTGGTATCAAAACCTTAAAATACGATGAATCTCAGCTGGAAATAGGCGATTTAGTTGTATGGGCAAATGCTGGTGACACGCAAAATCATATCGGCGTATACAAAGGCAATGGGATGGCCATTGATAACTCGTCAGGTGCTGATAAAATCATGGAACGCCCTGTTAATAGAAGCTGGCAACGAAACGAATTTATCATAAAGACAGGCAAAGGAGCTGGCGGCGGCAAGGTAAGCCGCTGGCAAGACGGCGGGGACGGCCTTAGTGGATTCGCTCTTAACGATGTTACCGAACTTTTAGGTCTAGTGGAGAAACATTCCGAGGAAACCAAACGTAAGCAGAAACGGTGGGAACTTGAAGAAAAGCTCACAGGCGATATTGCACGGATTTCCAAAGAAGCAACGGCAAATATGGAAAAGTCACTTTCCTACTCCGAGGCTGTCAATGGTATGTGGGAGAGCTATATGGACAGCTCGAAAGCTAAAATAGAAAAGTACCTTGACGAACATCCGGCAGTTGCAGAAAAGGCTGGGGGCAAGGAGAACTTCTTTGAGATTTCCGATACGGCAAAACAGGAGCTGGCAAAGGCCGCAAAAGATAAAACCTTCGAGAAGGATGTCAAGAACTTTATCACAGCGCAAAAGAACTCCCACAAGTCCTCCGATGAGCTGTTAGAGGAAAGCTATAAACTCCGCAGGGAGCACGGCTTTATGACCGCCAGCGAGAAGTACGACCTCAAGAGCCATAAGATAGACCGTCAGCTTGATGTAGAGGGACTTAGCTGGGAAGATAAACTTCCCTTGTTGCAGTCCAAGTATAACCTTGCTGTCGCTGAAATGGCGCGAATCGACAAGGAATATACGGCGATGGCCATAGATAATCAGAAAGAGATTGACGAAGCCAAAGCTGTACTTGCGGAGGCGGAGCTGAAGCGTAAAGAGGTAATAGCTGCGTATGATGCCGAAATGGCAAAGGTTACGACCACTGACGAAAAGAAAAAGGCAAAGGAACTTGAAGCCATCAACAAAAAGAAAGAACGCGACATAAAATCTCTCGATGATGTAATCAAGCAAAAGCAAAACGAAATTTCTGACCGTGCAAACGGAACTGATAAAATGCGTGACCTTGACGAACAGCGCGAGAAAATGCAGGACACCATAAAGGCATTGAAAAAAGAGATTGAAACTACCGCTCAAGCGTTCAAAAAGGCCGGAGCAGATGTTTCTGTTGATTTCTTCGATAAGTTGTTACTGCAGGGCAAAGCGTTCAAAGACTGTCTGAAGGATATTGTTGACGAGATTGCCAAGATAGCTCTGAAAAACCTTATCTATTCGGCGTTTGGCGTTAAGAAACAACCGCTGGAGGAGCAGGGCGATATTGGAATGTTGCTTAGTGGTATCGGTCGTAAGCGTAAAAACGGACAAGTTCCGATGAGTACGGCTACGGCTGTTGCTAATGTGGCTAGACCTTTTGAGGGTATGGGCTTCGGTCGTTCTATATGGGGCAGAAATCCGTTCCCCGCATTTACGGCTCCTAAGAATCAATGGGGATGGCAGGGAGCACAGCAGACATTCAGCTTACTCCAGCAACCGCTCCAACAGGCTACGCAAGGGATAACGACTCTTACTAGCGGGCTGGGCACGGCTACCTCAACTATGGGCGTATTAAACACTACTACGAGCGTATTGAACACGACTCAAATTGTAGGCCGGACGGCAACCAATCTAGGCACGGCGGCAACAAACTCCGAAAAGCTCAGTGTAGACCGAAACACGGAGGCTCTGCGTAGTGCTACTTCTGCATATCAGGCTGGCTCGTCTGTCGGCGGCAAGGGAGGCGGTGGATTGTCTGTGGCAGGTTTGGCAGGTAGCTTGTTCAGCTTCTTCCGTGACGGCGGTAAGATTCCTGCATACGCTACAGGTGGTTATACTAACGGCCTCATTCGCGGGGCAGGCACGGGAACCAGTGATTCTATTCTTACATACCTTGCTCACAGAGGGCAGTTCATACAGACCTCAAACGGGGAATATATCATCAAAAAATCCTCCGTGGATAAATTAGGGGTAGGATTCCTCGATATGCTGAACAGCAACCCTGAGTCCATCGGGGCATTGAACGGTCTGAAACGCTACGCAAGCGGCGGGAACCTCGGCGAGTCCTATTCTCCGTCTATGAGCATTAAGGGCATGGAGGCGTATAAGACCTTCAATAAGTCAAACATGGAGAAACAGCAGTATTTCTCGACTCGCAAGATGGAAGGATTACTGCAGGGGCTTCGCGATGATGTACAGGACGGCAACCGGAATAGCGGTGCGGTTACTCAACCTGTTATCCTTAACACGCAAGCTGACAGCGCAAGCGTGATGAAAGCTATTGCAAAGAATCCGAGAGCGTTGCAGGCTATCTTAGGCAAACAGCAGAAAAGAGGTTTTAGATAATGGCTGATGTGTTCAAGTTGAATCCAAAAGGGGAAGTCGAGATAAATCTGTCTTGGTCTCCCCAGCGGATTGATTTTCTCTCCGGAAAAGCCCAACTGCTACGCAGGAGAATAAATGCCAAAAAGTCTTACTCCTTCAAGGTCTGCGGCGGTCGCAAAGACTATGACTGGTTGTTGGATTTTTACGATTCTCACAGGGGGCAATTTGACGGCTTCTACTTTGACTATGACGGAAAAAGAGAGGTCGTTTTCTTCGGGGAGGCACTGAAGGTTAAGGTCAAGCGCGAGAATGGTATAATCGTAGGTTTCACCGCTTCGATTTCGCTGGAGTTAGACCATCGGGGAGAAGTTACGAAAAAGCCAGCAAAGGAGACAGACGAACTCCCAAAAGCTACAGCCAACGTGACCTATTCCTCCGATTGGAATACGAAAGTATATACTACTTCTTCTACCCAGCGGCGTTTGGAGAACGAAAGCCCGACCCGCAAGCTGTCAGTCAAATTCAGCGGGGGAAAGAAGGAGCGCGACAAGGTCATAAGCCTGTACGAATCGCACGAAATGACTCCCTGTCTGTTCCCATATGACGGAAAGATGGTCAAAGTAAGATTGCCGGAATCCATCACCATTACGGACTACAGAGAAATAAAAAATATCATAGGGTATTCTTGCGAAATGGATTTAGAGTTGGTATAATATAGCTGATAAAAGTAGTGAGGTTCATTAGCAACCCAAAAGAAAAAGCCCCGCTGGAGTGATGACCCAGCATGAGGGGCTTTTTTCTTATGTTCTTCTGCTTGATGAGGCAGGGGGTACGTTCGGTTGGATTACCACAATGTATGTCGGTTACATACCCAACCAGCGCAAGACAAGCTCAACGACAAAGCCGCTGATTATACCTGCAAGCACATTGACCGCAAAAGTAGTGAAGCTCATTGTGCAACCCTCCTTTCTCGCCGGATTAACCTTTGATGGAGGCTGTGGCAACTCAATTATTATAACACAAGGTGACCCGTTGGTGTAAAAGCCAGCGGGTTATTTTTTTTGTGCAATTTTCGATTTCAAGGCATTTTAACTTGTTTTTTCACTGTGAGTAATATATAGAGAGGTGTTTTTTTTGATGGGGTTTGACTCTGATAAATATATAGGCATAGTCCACCGTACAAATGGTGAAGATTTTGACGGTTGCGACTGTGTAGGGCTGGCTCGGCTATTCTACAAAGAGCATGGATGGCCGGAAACCTTTTGGGATGGGGGAAAGCCTATCACGAAGGAAACAACAGGCACAAAAGAGACATGGGATAGAATGATTCGGTATCTGAATGGACACATGAAAAAAGTGAACAGTCAGGACGAGCTGGAGTTTGGTTCTATTGTCGTATTCAACATTGGTGGTGACCTTCACCTCGGTATCTATCAAGGCGATGGGATGCTGCTGGCGATGTCCGTTCCTGTTGTCGAAGGGAAAAGCAAGAGCGTGCTGTATCACAGGCGCGTATGGTCGTTAGCGTACAAAAGGGGGTATAACCGTGGCTCAAACTCTACCAAGAGTGATGGCAGAAGCAAAACAGACGGATAATCCGTTCTTTTTGGAGCTTTATACGATAGCCCTCCGAACTGAAACGCTGTATCTCGTGGCAGCAGACGAGGACATAGTTTTTAACGGTCAAAAGTTTACTGCAGTACCTGTGAAGCGCGGCGAAATCACTAAGTCTATGGATAGTGTCGTAAACGAGGTTGATTTAGAGGTTAGCGACTGCTCCGATGAGTTGCTGGCGTTCTTGATTAACGGCTTTGACTTCCGAGGATGTCGGGTTGATATTGTGAGGATTCTTTACCCTGACAGCCTGACGGATAGCAGTGTGTTCTCGTGGGTGTTCTCCGGAGAGATTGACAAGCCTTCTTTTTCAGACGGTGTGTTTACCTGCACGGTGGAAAGTAAGCTCCCGAATATTGAGGCTCCTGTCCGTGATTTCCAAGTGGCCTGTAATAGCGAGTTTGGGGACGCTGAATGTTGCATGAGTCGCGGCACGCTGGAGTGTACCGTAACCCGTGGTCGGGGGAATCAAGTCAATATTGGCAATGCTTATCCCAAGGACTACTGGAAATATGGCACTATAACAATCGGCGGCGAAGCCCGAAATATTATCTCGTCTAAGGACGGATATGTTATTGTCAATGCTAATTTTCTGCAGGATATAAACGGGAAAACAGCCGAGGTTAATCGGGGGTGTAATATGACCTTTGACTGGTGTAAAAAGCTGGGTAACGCAAAGCATTATAGCGGATTCCCCGCAGTACCGTGGGAGGCAGAGTATAGATGATTCAAGCGAAAAATGTGCTGTCCGATAAGCAGTACAAGCACGAGCAATTCTTGTTTGACCTCCAGTTGTTCGGTAAAGGCGGCGGCAAGTCAAGAGGTAAGATGCTTTTTGGCGTTGCTGGGTTCTTCCTCGGCGGTGGCTTTTGGACTGCGCTGGGTGCTTCAAGCTGGCTCGGCGGCGCGGTTATGGGGGCAAGTCTATTTTCTTCGATTTGGATGGCCACGCATAAACCCAAAACTCCGGATAACCAAGGGGACATCACTATCCAGCGGTTCGATAAGACGCAGGAAACGATGTCGAGCACGGCTTCAATCCCTATTGTGTACGGTGAGCGCAAGATTTCCGGCAATCAGACATATCATAATGTCAATGCTGACCTAACTCAGCTACACAAACACGTTGTCTTATGTGAAGGGGGCATTGAGGGGATAAGTTCGGTAACAGCAAATGGACTGCTAATCCCGACTGGAGAACAACCAGCCAACACGGTTTTTACGATTCGGAACACCAAGTACGAAGATGCATGTGTCTCTTTGAAAGGCAAGGTCTTAAAACTGTATGCTGGCGGTATAGAAAAGAATATCGAACTGAAGAACAAGGACGATATGCAGGGTGAGGATTCCTTTAATTTTTGGGAATATCAGGTAAATATTTCTTCCCTCGTGTCTTATATCAATCAGCGGTATGTTGACGGCTGGGAGTGCTTTCCGACAGCCAACACAAATAAATACCCCGGCGACCTGAGTTTAGGTACATCAGAGAATGTCAACTGCTACCAACGGCACGTTAATTTCACGGCACCAACGGTAACAGGTGGTACGGAATATAAATTCTATGACTCTGTTACTCCCGAAACCTACGCAGAGACAGGCGGCTATCCTCGGATGGCGTGGCTGGATATGAAATTCTATTCGTCACAAGAGCTAAACGGCAATCCGAACGTGGATGTTGTTGTTAAAGGTAAGAAGGTCTTTGACCCTCGCACTGGCAAAACGGCTTATAGCACTAATCCCTCGCTGTGTACGTTGGATTTTCTGACTTCTAGGCGGTATGGGCTGGGGCGTTGGATAAGGATGGAAGATTTAGACATTGACTCTTTCAAGTCAGCCGCGAACTACTGCGATGAGGTTATCACGTTTGAGGACAGCTTCGGAAATTCCATAAAGGCCAAGCGGTACGAGCTAAATATGGTTATCGACCAGCGTCAAGACGCTATCACATGGCTGCAGAATATTCTCGGCAACTTCGGGGGCTTTTTGGTATACAGTCAAGGCAAGCTGAAACTGCTTATCGAAAGGGAGACCCCTGTTTCCTATGCTTTTACCGATGACGATATTCAAGATGTATCTATTTCACAGATTGAGCTGGATGACTGCCCGAATGAGTATTCTGTTTCTATCGTTGACCCGCGCAATAACTGGAAAACCATTAAGGCAAGGGTGAGCGATTATGCCGACCAAAAAACACGAGGCCGCATAGTCAAGAAGGAAGTCGAGCTAGAGGGCGTGACCTCGCAATATCAGGCTCTCCGATTAGCGAGATTCTATCGTGACTATAATCTTACCTGCAGTTTACAGCTATCGTTTACCACCGGTATGCAAGCAATGCACCTTGAGTGCGGTGATGTTGTGACTGTGACTTACAGAGGGGTATTCAAGGCTCTGCCTATCCGTATCATGGAAATTCGGGAAACCGAGGAAAACAAATACGAAATCAGCGGCAGACAGTACAATGCGTCTATCTATTCGGATGACCTCGGCGGCGGCGTACAGTGGCACAACTACTACGCTGGCAAAGAGATGGCGTTGAAGTTCAAAAACGCAATTCCCGACACGATAACAGGCGTACAGGCTTATACGAACAGCGATAATGAAATACTTATTGAGCACGATCCATCAGAAGACCCTGACTTTAAGGAATACAGGTATTATGTTGAGGAGGTAACGGAAAATGGTTGAGTTGCATACAAAGATTAACTGCGAATGTGGGAAAAGCTATTATGCGATGAGAGCTACCGACCTCCCTCTCGAACAAGAAATAAAGGCAGTTACGCTCTGTCCTTTTTGCGGTAGGGGGAATAAATACGCCTATAGATTCTCTACGAATGAAAAAAAGAGCCGCTGGAAGTTTTGGCAAAAGCATTTTATCCGCGACCATTTTAGCAAGAACGAAGGGAATTTTTCGCCGGAGTATTATCCTCGAAAGTGCAACTGCGGGAAAGAGATACTGCTCAAACAAGAAAGGATTTTATAAATGGTAAATATAGAGTTCAAATGTGAAGGGAAAAGGCTGTCTGAGGCTATTCCTCTCGATTTTGGGACGGTTCAGGCAGGTACTTCCTCGGCTGTAAAAACAATCGTTGTAAATAACACTGGTGACTCGGAGGCACAGCAATGTACTATTGAGGCCGTGGAGGCTTCTATCGCTAACGGGTTTACTTCGACAGCTCAATCAGGGTCTGCAGAGGAGACTTTCAGAGCGCAACGATTCAGCAATGATGCTACATCAGATGCGTGGTATGAATACGCTGTGCTGGGCGTAGGCAAGGACTTTAAGACAAAAACTGGCGGCACGATTGGTAAAAACAACGGTGCAGACAGCTTTGTTACAAAGTGGATGCCTCCCTCTAACGGCTCATCCGGCCAGAAGGTATGGGGCAACGTGTTCAGCTGTGTCTATATCTGATAAATGTATCATGTAGGTATAAACCATGTCGGACTTGCAGGGGGAGGTACTTCCTCTTGCAGTTCGGTATTTTCCTGCTGTGCTGTCCTCAAAATGCCAACTCCTAAATATTCAGTGCATGGAGTCTTTGTGTTCTTGAGCGAAGCATATCTCCCAATAGAGGGGCGTGTGTTCTCTCCTTCGGTTAGGTGGCCTATTCTTGTCCGTGGAGTCAGTATTCTGCACTTCGGGCACTTGACAGGGGTATGCGGGACTCTTACAAGGGCATATAACGGATTTTTAGCAGTGGTGGGGGATAAAGCACCTATTCCGTTTGCTAATCGCTTACCTGTTAAGGGGATAAAAAGGGAGACTGCGCATCGCGGATATTCCGTGGAGGCTATAACCAATTTACTGTACTCCGATTGGCTACGAGTGCATGGTGTCGCTGTTTCAAGGGGCATCAATCTCGCCGTGACTAAAGGCTTTTTGATTGCAGTAAAAAAACTTTCCCTCAAAGTAACAGGGGACAAGGCGGGGAGTGTTATCCGGTTTCTGCGTGTTCACGGAGGTTTGCAAAAGGCAAGTAAATCTCTGTATAAGGCAAAAGGCAGTCTCGCTAAGTTGTGGCGGTCTGCTTTTTTTGTGAAGGTTAAGGCGCAGGGAGCGTCCAGCACTATTATAAAAGTGAGAGCCAAGCTGTTCAGCAAGGTTTACAGTAACTTATTCCGGTTACAGGGGTTTGTCCCTAAACTGGCTTTCATTGCAGCAGTTCCGCGCAGATTCCAAGATTTTGTGACGAATAAGAGGTGGTTTAGATGATGACCGTTGACCCTACTGAAAAGGTACATCACGTTGTCTCCGGAGGATTAAAGGCTGGAAAGGTCTATAATGTCTATGTTTCGCAGGTAAACACTTCGGGGCTGGAGTCTAATAAATCCACGCCATCGCTTATTCGCGTAGGGGATATAACCGCTCCGGATACTCCTGTCATTCGATTGGATAAAAGCAAGTACCCTAGCGGCTGTCACGCCGTTGGGGCTACCTGTGATGTTTATTTCTGCTGGGAGCGTCCTGCCTGTGATGATTTGGACTATTACGGAGTCTATGTTTGGAAGAACAGACCTCAATGGTACAGCGGCGATAAGGCGTATGACAAGGCTATCGGGGAAACTGCGGATATGTCTTTCTTGCTGTCGGGGGAGGAAACATCTGCCTCGGTCGGCGGTCAAAAGTCGGGGAACATTGTCTATATCGGCGTTCAAGCTATTGACTATTCTCGCAACCGCTCAAACATATACGTTTTAAGGGTTTCTGTCCAAGACAACAGTTTTTTGGCAAAACCTACGGAGCCGCTTTTGGTGTCTACTTATAGCATTTGGGCATTAAGAGTACAGACCCGCTGTCCGAATTACGACAATATCAAAGCCATCGAAATATTCCGTGACGGAGAGGACTCTATCGCTAAACTGTTATTTGTTCAAGGGGTAAATGTGGAGTACATAGACATGCTTTCGGTCGAGACAGGGCTGACGCACTATTACACATACCGCTATATCACAGAGGACAATAGATTTTCTCCGACGAGCGACCCGTCAAAAACTGTCACAGCGCAGGTTATTGATTTACGATACATCAACCAAGCCAAGCTGGAGGAGTTCAATGATGCATGGAGCAAAGATGGCATAAAGGAAATCGAGACACTGAGCAAGCAAGCCAAGGAAGAAGCGAAAAAGACTAAGGAAATCGCGGATAAACTGGCACAGGCCACGAAGGACTATAACGCCGTGTACAACAAATACACCTTGCTCGTAAACCAGTTCAGCCAACTTTCCGCAAAGGTTGAGCAGGATGAGTCCACGATTAAAACTCTGCGAACCAGCATAGAGCAGACGGCAAAGGCTATCACGCTCAAGGCCGACAGGACAGAGTTAAATGCGGCAACAAATAAAATTAACTCGGTTATCAGCAGTCAGCTTACGGTCAATGCCAACGAAATTAGGGGGATTTCTACTCGAATAGATAATGTCAGCAATGCCGCTAATAACGCCACGAACAAAATTAACAGCGTCCGGCAGGCTCTCCAGACGAAAATAACCCAAAACGCAAACGCGATTACATTAAGAGCGTCAAAAGGTGACATTGACACGGCAACTAATCAGCTCCGGCAAAACCTTGTATCACAGATTAAGGTTCAAGCCGACAGGGTGGCCACCGTGGTTTCTTCCCAAAATGGAGCGACCACTCAGATAACGCAGTTGAATAATGCCATCCAGCTTTGTGCGACTAAGGATAGCGTGACCGCAGCAGTTAATCTCGCTGTTCAAGGCGGCCTGTCCGTGGCTACGCTTACTGCGAATCGGATAGTCGTTACAGGAGAAATGCTGTTTCAAGGCAACGCTCGATTGGTGGGTCGGTTGTCTGCTAACTATCTCGCTGTTTGCGACCAAAACGGTAAAATCATTTGGGGTTCTGATACTGGCGTTATTAAACCTCAGATTATTACCACTTCGCAAGGTGGCAGATATAGCTGTCAGGGAGCGCATAATACATGGCTCGAAATGTGCCGTATTCAACTTACACCACAGCCACCTGTTAACTTTAACGGTCAGTCCATGATGAAAATAACCTGTACCCTTGTTCTCGAATTGGAGATGGAGGGCAACGCAGATGCGAATGGCGCTGGTTATGGGACGATAGGTGACCTAAAAATAGACAACGTGGATGCAACAATAAACGGAACTTCCATAGGTTCTCCACTGGCAAAATTACAGGGCAATGGGGTCAACCTTTTTCAAGCGCAGGGCAATAGGCTCGATTACTTCCCCGTTACTGGCGGCGGCTGGCGTACCAACGGACGGCGCGGCCTTTACACTTCGCAGGTTTCGTTCACAATGACCTACAACGGCTCTGCCACCATTGGTCGGGCTGTGCGAATTGGTTTGTTTGGGCGTATCAGTGACCCGTGGAATGGGGTTTGCATAAGGAAGATAACTGCAGTTAATCCCTCGTGGAGAATCGAGTGTTCATAATGGGGAGAGTTCTCTATGAGCCTGATAATCCCGATAAAGTCAGGCATATTGTTGATGGTCGATTAAAACAAGGAGTGCAATACCGAGTCTATGTGACCCAAGTGAATAAGAACGGAATGGAGTCTAACCGCTCTGTTCCCTCTTATATCACAGTCGGAGATAACATTCCTCCCCCCGCTCCGGAACTCGCAATAGATACAAGCGTTTACGCGAATGGGTGCCACGCCGAGGGGGCGAATTGCAACGTATATTTGCGCTGGTACATAAAGCCGACTCCCGACCTGTCAAGGTTTGAGGTTTTTAGATGGAATAGTAAGCCATCATGGTATAAGCAGGATGGAGAATATCCTTCTGATTTGGCATATACGGCTGAAACAGAAATCCTAGTAGGGTCTGCGGAATATTCAACGCTCATCAGCGGTCACTTTTCTAATCGGGAAATCTATGTAGGGATACGGGCTGTTGACCTCTCCCGCAATTATTCTCCCTTGAAAGTGATTAAGGTTTCTGTCATTGATACCTCAGAGGTGGGCAAGCCGACCCCGCTTATCCACGCGGAGCCTTATGGTGTTTGGGCTATAAAGGTTTGGATGGACTGCCCGAAGGGGTTAGACAATATAAAGGCTGTCGAAATATACAGGGACGGTCAAACTCGGATTGCGGCTTTTCTTTTTAACGAGGGGAGCCGGATTCAATGCGTAGACCCCTCTGATTACGATATAGGCATACAGCACTACTACACTTATAGATTTATTACGGAAGATGGCCGTGTCTCTCCGATGAGCATACCTTCTAATAAAGCGACCGCTCATGTCATAGACACTTCATACATGGACAAGGCTGAGCTTGAAGCATTTAACGATGCGTGGAGCAATAGAGGATTTGAATCCTTAGACGAGGCAAAATCGCAGGTAGCGGCTATCGTCAAGGAAAATACCGAACTCGCCAAAAAGCTGGCTGTTGTCACAGAGGATTATTCCGAAGTGATTGACCAGTATCAGCGGCTGGTAAATGATTTTAGGCAGTTGTCTGTGAGACTGGAAAACAACAAAAACACGCTATCATCATTCCGAACCAGTATAAATCAGACCAGCAATCAGGTGAATTTGAAGGCCACAAAGCAGGACTTAGATAGCTCCACAAAGCGGCTCTTGTCACTCGCTGAAAGTAGCCTGTCGGTGTCCAGCGGGATAAATTCAAGGGTTTCCAAGCTAGAGGCTGCAGAAAATGTCGCCAACGGACTCGCCGGAAAAATAGCCGAGGCTGAGCGCAAGCTCCTTACGCAAATCGACCAAAACGGAAAAGAGATTACACTGAGAGTTTCAAAGCGGGAAATTGACACGGCAACCGAACAGGTTAGGAAGGATATTGTAGCACAGCTAAAGGTGACGGCTGACAGTATCACTTCTGTGGTTAATAGGGATAATCAAATAAAGAGTTCTATTACACAGTTAAACAACTCTATTAAGTTATGCGTCAACAGCAATAACCTAAAGTCCGAGATAATGACCTCGATTCAGAACGGAATTAGTACGGC